ACTGCATCCTTGTCTGGTGGCGTCAGTTTCAGCAACGCAAACGGCCTGACATTCTACACGTCCGCCGGTAACGCGATTGTTGGCTCTTACAGCGTTCCAACCGTTCCTACGTCTTACGTCTCAAACGTCAACGGGTCGTCTGGCGCGGTATCTGTGGCGGGCTTGGGAACGGCCCTCAATTTAACCAACCTGACGGGCACCCTGAGCGTCAACACGGCAGGCGTTAGCCTGTCTCTGTCGGCCAACTCGGGCGGCGGCGGCGGGTATACGACGCCACGGTTTGAGCCGTTCCCCGCCAACTCGGCCACATCGTTCGCGGCGAACAGCCTGTACTTCGCGGCTGCTTACCCGCAGGCGGCTATCAGTTTCAGCAGCCTGAACCAGATGGTCTCGATTGCGACGATCCTCGGCACGTCAACGTGGGGCAACACGTTCACCGGCAGTTATGCGCTGTACTCAAAAGACAGCGCGAATGCCAACCGCCTCACCCTGATGAGTTCGTCGTCGTATGTGCTTGCGATCAGCGGTTCGTCCACGCAGAACGGCGGCTTCACCTTGTCGCAGGGCGCGGGCAGTTACACCGCCAGTTCGACCAACCTGAACGCTATTCCAAACGGCCTGAACCTGATGTCCATGCCATTCTCCGGCAGCATTGCCGGTAGCGGCGAATACTATGTGGGTATGGCCATCAGCACGAGCGCGGCGGGCGCTACATGGAACCTCAGTTGGGCGGGAGCGACTCGTGGCACTGGCGCCATAAATGCAGCCATCTCGCCAACGACGTCGGTGACCAACGCCGTGTTTGACCAGTGGGGCTTTAGGTATACATCGACATCCAATGCTTGGCCCTCTAGTATTGCGAGCAACTCGATCCAATCTGTTAGCGCGAATTTCGCTCCGTATATTCAATTTGCCTTGTATTAAAGGAGGGTGTTTTGAAACCACAGATCGTAAACAATCACGACCCCGGCTATCACAACGAGGACTTGGACAAGTCGGCCACTCGCGTGTACGAAGGCGGCTCGTGGAAAAAGCAGCGCGTCATCGTCATTTTGCCCGCTGCGGCAACCATCCCGACGAAGGTAGCCCTTTCTCACTGGGGACTGGCTTTCCCGCCCAATCAGGCGGTGCATCGCATGTTGGCCCTTGGGCAGGAAGTGGGCGAAGCCTACAGTAACTGCATCAATGAGATTCTGGCCCATCCAGACTTGAGCCAATGGGAATACATCCTGACCATTGAGTCGGATAATTGCCCTCCCGGAGACGGCGTCATTCGCCTGATCAAGCAGATGGAATTGCACCCGGAGTACTCCTGCATCGGCGGGCTGTACTGGTGCAAAGGCCCGGAGGGCTGCGCGCACATCTGGGGAGACCCAAAAGACACCCTGAACTTTAGGCCACAAGTCCCGGTCCCAAACCAGTTGGTCGAGTGCTGCGGAACGTCCATGGGATTCAACCTGTGGCGTCTTAGCATGTTCAAGGACGAGCGCCTTCGCCGCCCTTGGTTCAAGACCCTAAACGGCTCAGAAGGGCAGGGAATCGGCACGCAGGATTTGTATTTTTGGGGCGATGCTCGTAATTATGGGTATCGGTGTGCGGTAGACTGCGGCGTTCTCGTTGGCCATTACGACCATGAGGGCAAATTCGGTCAACCCGACACCATGTGGTAATCAGTAACCTATCTAAGGAATTCGATGAAAATTCTACTTACCGGCGGTGCCGGTTTCATTGGCCATCATGTCGCTGAACATTTGCTCCGCAACACGGACGCAAAAATCACTTTTCTAGACCGTTTGGACTGCTCAGGAAACTTGAATCGCATCACCCAGATTAAGGGGTGGGACGAATACAAGACTCGCTGTCGTTGGGTGTTTCACGATTTGCGTGCGCCAATCAACGACCAGTTGGCAAGCCAACTAGGAGAACACGATGTCATTCTTCATCTCGCAGCCCTCACCCATGTTGACCGAAGCATTCTTTCGCCCCTCGACGCAGTGTGGGATAACGTATTCGGGACAGCCCATATCCTCGAACACGCCCGACTTCGTGGCTGTGAACGATTTGTCTATTTTTCTACGGACGAAGTTTTCGGACCTGCGCCTGTGGGGACGGCGTACAAAGAATGGGATCGGTATAGAAGTACTAACCCTTATTCCGCCACGAAAGCCGGTGGAGAAGAACTCACGCTCGCTTACCACAACACTTACGGTGTCCCGGCCATCATTACCCACACGATGAACGTGTTTGGTGAGCGTCAGCACCCGGAAAAGTACATTCCATCCACGATTGCCAAGGCGCGTGATGGAGGATTGGTCACAGTTCACGCCAACAAGGAAAAGACGCAGGCCGGAAGCCGCTTCTATATCCATGCACGCAATGTTGCCGATGGCCTGATGCATGTGCTGAACCATGGCCAAATCGGAGACAAGTACAACCTTGTTGGCGAAGTCGAGTGCGACAACCTGCGTTTGGCTCAGTTGATTGCCGAATCTGTCGGCAAGCCGCTGAACTACGAAATGGTGGACTTTCACTCCAGTCGTCCGGGGCATGACCTGCGATACGCTCTGGATGGCTCCAAAATGGCTTCTATCGGGTGGACTCCGAAAGTCAGTTTTGAGGCCAGTCTTGACCGGGTAGTCCAATGGTCTCTGGCAAATCAAGATTGGCTAATGGCCGCACCGAAGGAGGGAGCATGAGTACCGAAGAGAAGAAGCCGCTGAAACTCGACATCGGGTGCGGCAAGAACAAGGCAGAAGGGTTTACGGGTGTCGATTCGATCGCCTTTGACGGCGTGGACATCGTCATGGACGCCAGTAAGCCGGACTGGCAGTGGGCGGATGGCGAGGTCGACGAAGTGCATTGCAGCCACTTCATCGAGCACCTGACCAACAACGAGCGCATCGTGTTCTGGAACGAACTGCACCGCGTCCTGAAGAAGGGCGGTCAGGCTCGGATCATCACGCCGCACTGGTCGAATGCCTGCGCCTACGGCGATCCGACCCACCAGTGGCCTCCCATGTCCGAGTGGGCGGTCTACTACCTGAACAAGGACTGGCGCGAGGTGAACGCCCCTCACGCCCCCCTGAAGTGCGACTTTGACTTCGTCATTGGCGGCTCGTGGGATGGGTGGCTAGAGACCCGAAATCAGGAAATGAAGATGTTCGCGATGGGTCGCTACATCAATTCATACCGCGATTTGATCATTACGCTCACCAAAAAGTGAAGTAATAGCCTATTACGGTATTCCCGGCGGTGGAAAAGCCGCCGGGAGTGTGTATGATTTGGTAGGAAATTCTGAGACTGGGGTAGAATTCCGAGCAGCATTCTTTCGCAATGGGGCGGGCTGATGGCTACGAGCAACACATACGCCTTCAATCCGGGGCTTGGAGAGTCCACGCTCTATGCGTTCAATCTGTGCGGGATCCGGCAGTCTGCGCTACTTCAGGAGCACCTCGAAAGTGCCCGCATGGCGACGAACATGCTTCTGGGCCGGTGGAGCAGCCAAGGCGTTAACCTCTGGGCGGTAGACCTGCAATGCGTCAACCTGACGCAGGGCGTCTGCACCTACAGCGTGCCTTCCAACACCATCGTGATGTTGGACGCCTACATCCGCCAGAGCACCGGCAGCGTCGTTGACCGCATCATCATGCCGATCAGCCGCACGGAGTACGCCTCGTACCCCAACAAGGCGCAGCAGGGCTTTCCGACGACCTTCTGGTTCGACCGCCTCCTGTCGCCCACCGTGACCCTCTGGCCCGTACCGGACGGCACCGTGTCCCAGTTGCGCTACTACCGCGTGCGTCAGATTCAGGACGGTGTCTTGGCCGACGACGCGCAGGTCGAGGTGCCGTACTACTTCTTGGAAGCCTTCGTCTTTGGCCTAGCCCAACGACTGGCGATGATCTGGGCACCCGACAAGGTTGCCATGCTGAAGCCTCTGGCCGACGAATCCTATGCTATCGCTGCCGCTCAGAACATTGAGACCGCAGCCCAATATATATCGCCCACGATCTCCTCCTACTTCAGGCCGTAAGCCATGGGCTACGCCTCACGAGCAGGTCGGGCGAGGACGAATGCCGCCAACCCGCAAGCGCACGCTATTTGCGACCGCTGCGGGTTTCGGTACAACTTCGTCGACCTGACGTGGCAGTTTGAGTGGCGCGGAGCCACCCTCCAGAACATCAAGATTCTGGTCTGCAACACCTGTCTAGATACACCGCAGGAGAACGTCCGGGCCATTGTTATCCCGGCCGATCCGACGCCTATCGTCAACGCTCGCGTGCAGGACTTCGTCGCGGCTTCGACGGACGATATTGCCTTCGCGGGGTCCGTCATCGACCCGAAGACAGGCATCCCGATGCCGTCCCAGAGCGTTCTGGCCGACAATGCCGGGAACAATCTCGTGGTGCAGCCCATCGGCCCCAATCCGAATGGCGTGGGCGATGGCCTGACGCAGCAGGCGTTGATGCCTCAGTTTGAATCGACCGCCTACAGCGTCCTGCTGCCGGTGGCGTCGGTTCTGGCTAACGGGACGACCACGATTACGGTCACCTGTAGCGCCCCTCACGGCCTCTCGACCGGAGCGGCTATCTCGGCCCTCGGCCTGAGCAACAAGGCCGCAAACGGGTTCTACACGGTCACCGTGACCACGGCGACGGCGTTTACTTACCGGATCAGCCAGATTTCGCCCATCGCGGCGGGCTCCTTGCTGACCTCGACGACCCGAATCGTCACCGCCTATGTGACCGGCCCGTACAACTTCAACCAGATCCCGCAGACGGGTAACTAAAATGGCAAATGTTGCAATCCCAAACCTGCCCACGGTCACTTCGGTGACGGGTCTGGAGCAGATTCCGGCGGTCCAGAACGGCGTCACGGTACGCCTGACGGCGGCTCAGATCGCAGGGCTGACGCCTGTCGGCTCGATTTACACCGTCGCAACTCTCCCGGCCAGTCCGATCAAAGGCCAAAGCGCCTTCGTCTCTGACGCCACGTCCCCGACGTTTCTTGGGATCGTGACGGGCGGCGGCTCGACCTTCACCCGTGTCTTTTTCAACGGCAGCAACTGGGTTGCCGGATAGGAATCACCATGGCTAACACCTATACAACCACAGTCACCTCACTAGAGACAGCGACGGTTAACGGCCTCGATAACGTCGTCGTCGTTATCAATTGGCAGATCAGTGGTACGGACGGCACGAACACGGTCTCCTACAACGGCTCCAATGTCATTGGCGCGCCGGACCCAACCAATTTTGTGGCGTACTTTAGCCTGACGCAGGCACAGGTACTGGCGTGGATCCTGAATCCACTGACCGCGACCGCCATGGCGAATATCGATCAGGCACTTGCTCTAATGTCCAACCCACCGGCACCGACGCCGCTTCCTTGGGGCTAATCCATGACTGGCACAGCAACAGTATCGTTTTGGGGCGCTGCAGGCGGCGGTGGTGGCGGGTTTACGCCGCAAACTGTTGTTATTACAACGACAGGCTCGTTCACTCAAGCGATCCCCACTGGCGCGACCAACATGGTCATTGAAGTCTGGGCCGGTGGCGGTGGCGGTGGCGGTTACGATACGACCAATACGAATCCCGGCGGCGGTGGCGGTGCGGGTGCGTATGCCATTACTGCAACCGCTTACAACGTCAGCACGGCGTCGGGGCAGACAATTGTCGGTTCGGTTGGTGCGGGTGGTTTGGGTGGCGCGTCAAATCTTAGCGGCGGTAATAACGGCTCAATCGGAACGTCGTCGCTCATCAATACATCGGGAACTTACGCAAGCATCAATGCGATTACTGTTAACCCCGGAAATTTTGGTAACAAGGGATCGGTAGGAACAGGTGGTGCCGGTGGTACAACAACAACCGCAACCAACTGGACATCGACGGCAGGTGGTAATGGACAGTCGGGAACAACAACAGGAGCGGGTGGTATTCCTGTTACCGGTGTACATGGAGGCCCTTATGGCGGAGGCGGCGCGGGTGGCGCGGGTACAGGTACTGCGCCGTCCGGATCTAACGGCGCCGTCGTCTTCTACTTCACTTGAGATCAATCGTGAAAACATTCATCGCGTTGATTGCTGTCGGAGTGGTCACCTTCTCCGGCTGCTCAAGTTCATCCAACGCGCCCATTCCGGTCGCGGTCGTGACGCCTTCTTTCTGGGCGCCTAACACCTCGTTCCCCACGAATGCCGACATCAACTTTTCCGTCTCGGGCGTGGTGTTCCACGCCGTCGCCACGACGGGAGGGAAGACAGGCGCATCGCAACCCGTCATCCCCGTAAACGGAACTGCTAAAGACGGCACCGTCGTGTGGCAGTACTCCGGGCCGGGCGCAGCCGAATAACCAAGGAACCATCATGGAGTTCAATCCATTGGATACGCAGAAACTTATGAGAGCGTCAGCAGGCTCACCAAGAGACCTTATGGGGGTTCTACTCGCCATTCTGGTCGCGCTTATCGCATGGATTGGCACTTCGTTGATCAATCGCGTCGATCAGTTGGCAGAGAACTTCAATTCCTACGCTTTGAGAATGGAAAACCGCGTGACTGCCATCGAGCAGAAACTGCAGACCGTCACCAAAAAGGATCCATGATGTTCAAGATGCTGTCTCAGATTCCCAAATTCTTTGAATTGTTCAAGGAAGGTAAGGAAGTCGCTGATCCGGTGACGTGGAAGAATCGCACGATTGCGACCAACGCAATCCTTGCGCTTCTGGGCACGTTACTGGCCTTGGGTAAGGCGTTTGGGTTCAACGTGGAGTTGGACAGTGACACCACACAGAATCTGGCGGCGGGCGTTGTGGCTATCGTTACTGCTTTTAACGCAGTCATGCACACCATTACGTCAGCAAGGGTTGGCGTGTCACCCAACAGCGGCAGTGGTCCCACCGAAGGAAACGCCGCTGACAGTGATAAGCCTGCAGAAGGCTGAATTCGACATTGGATTTTCGTGCAACTTAACTGAGGACTGAACAATGACTTTTTTCGCTACGCTTGAGCAGGACGTTGCCGCACTCGGCAAGTGGTTCAATGGCAACCCGGTTGGTGCCGCTATCGAGGCTGACTTCAAGGCCGCTGTGGCGGAATTGGAAAGCATCGCAGTGGCTGACCTTGAAAATGCGGTCAAGGTAATCGGCCTCGCGGCCCTTACCGGCTTGGCCACGGGCGGCACGGCGGGCGCCATCGCGGCGGGCATCGCCTCGGCTGAGACCGAATTCAAGTCGTTGGGTAAGGACGTCACGTCGAAGACGCTGACCACGCTTGTCACGACGGTCGTGAATCAGGTCTCGGCGGCAACGACCCCTACGCCGGTGGCTGCGCCGGTATGAAAGTCGACGGCGACTGCCTGTCCCTTACCGAAGGCAGTGAGTCATGCCGACTCACTGCCTACCCAGATCCCGTGGGCATCTGGACCATCGGTTACGGTCATACCGGCCCGGACGTACATCCGGGTCTGGTCATCACTCGTGAGCAGGCTGAATCGCTTTTGGAAATGGATCTGGCGCACGCAGAACTTGCCGTGAACACCTACGTTAAGGTGCCGCTCACGCAGCACCAATTCGATGCCCTCGTGGACTTCACCTTCAACGTAGGCGCGGGCAACTTCTTCAATTCGTCTCTTTTGAAGTACTTGAACGAGAAGAATTACGTTGCGGCTGACGGCGAGTTTAAAAGATGGGATTTGGCGGGAGGCAAGAAATTGCCCGGACTGACCGCGAGACGTGCCGCTGAAGCGGCGCTGTTTGCGAAGGATTGACCATGGCTAATACGACGCCACTGACTTACAACGGGTACGTTAACCAGATCGCCACCATGGCCGTCGTCAACACGACGACGGTCAACGGTGTCGTTCAGGGCGTCGATGCGGCCTTCAACGCGATCCTCCCGCAGATGCTGAACTATGCGGAACTCCGCATACAGCGCGACATGGACCTACTGCCGTCCATTGTCTCGCGCAGTTACACGCTGACGCCCTACACCAACCTGCTTCAGATCTCGGTAGACGACTTTGTCACCGTGCAGACGATGCAGATCACTCAGCCGTACCTGCCTGCCGTCACGCTTCAGCCGGTATCGAAAGAATACCTGCAGATGGTGTTTGGAAATCCCAACACGCTTGGCGTCCCATCATTTTTTGCGATGACGGGCGGCGATCTGGCGTCGGGTGGAAGCACCTACAACAACATCCTGTTTGGCCCGTACGCTGACGAGATCTATCCCGTCACGCTCTACGGCACCATCCGCACGCCGACGCTGTACGAATTCGCCAACACGGCGCAGGCGAACACCTCGACAACGTTCATCAGCACCTACCTGCCCGATCTTTTGATCATGGCTTCCATGGTTTACATCAGTGCGTATCAGCGCAACTTCGGTCGCATGAGCGACGATCCGGCCATGGCACAGAGTTACGAGGGTCAGTACCAGAGCCTCAAGAACGCGGCGGTCATCGAGGAGTACCGGAAGAAATTCCAAGGCTCCGCGTGGTCGTCTATGTCTGTCCCGCAGGGCGCGACGCCGACGAGATAAGACATGCCCCACTCAAGCGTAAAACTGAAGCCCGGAGTTGATCTTAACGAGACGCCCACCCTCAACGAGGCGGGCTTTTCGTTCAGCAACCTTATTCGCTTCATCTACGATTCGACTTTGGGTGCCCTTATTCAAAAATTGGGCGGTTGGACGAAGTTTTACCCTTATTCGTTCAGCCAAACCATTCGGGCTCTTTGGGCTTGGGAGACGACGCAGTCCGTGGCATTCCTTGCCATCGGTACGCAATCTCCAAGCCCTTCTACGGCGGCGTCTCTTTTGGTCATTCCGCAGGGTGGCAACTCTCAGGACATTACGCCGACCTATACAGTCAACAACATTGCGGCATCCGTTAACGCGCCAACGCTTGGAAGCCCGTACTTTGTCATCAATGACTCAGTCGTAACGGGCATCACCAGTTACGACTCTGTTTACATCGCGACGCACATCTCGGTGGGCGGCGTCATCCTTTTTGGCCTGTACCAATGCGATCCCAATGGGTATCTGAGTTCTGGCAGTTACTCTGTCATGGCCACGGACATCCTTGGCAATGCGATAGGCCCTAATCCGATCATAGAAGCCACTACGGCCGCGAGCGGCACAGGGTCCACGGCGACCATCTCTTTTGCCGCGCTGCCTGTAGCGCCTCCCGTGGGCTCTACCGTCACGGTAGGCGGCGGAATCTCCCCAAGCGGATATGCCGGTACTTATACGATAACGGCGTCGTCCACTACGTCTGTTTCGTACGCAAACACCACGACCGGCTCGCAGACGGTGGCGGGGACCATTTCCATCCTGAACGCGGCGTCTCTCGCGCAGTTCACGACGACATCCAACTCCTCCATCGTCACAGTGACCCTCCTGAATCATGGCTATTCGGTGGGATCCACTTACCCCGTATTGATATCGACTTCGTTGAATGGCGTCACGCTGTACGGAAATTACATCGTTCAATCCGTCGTCAACGTGGATCAGTTCACCATCACCGTAGGCAATACGGCGACAGGAGCAGGATCCGCCTACATCAACGGCAATCAGGCTCGATACATTTACAATTTTGGCGTGGGCGCCATCCCTGCCGGTACCGGGTACGGCATTGGGACGTATGGCTCAGGGGGCTACGGAACAGGCACGGCCGTTACGCCGTCTACCGGGACAAAAATTGTCGCCTACGACTGGACGCTTGACAACTGGGGCGAGATTCTGATCGGCGTTGCCGTCAACGATGCGGGGTACAGCGGTACACCTTACTCGCCCATTTACGCATGGAACGGCTCAGGCGGATCGCCAACGGCAGTCACGATCCCCAACTGCCCTCCGGTCAATGAAGGCGTCTTTATGGCGATGCCTCAGCGCCAATTGGTTGCCTACGGAACAACCTTTACGGGCATTCAGGATCCGCTTTTGATTCGTTGGTGCGACGTAAACAATTTCAGCGTCTGGGTTGGGCAGATTACCAATCAGGCCGGGTCCTACCGACTTCCCAAGGGCTCTAAAATTGTGGGGGCCATTCAGGGTCCTCAACAGGGCCTGATATGGACGGATATTGGCCTTTGGGCGATGCAGTACGTCGGCACCCCCGACATTTACTCGTTCAACGAAATCGGATCGGGCTGCGGCTTGATTGCCAAGAAGGCTGCAGCGGCCCTTAACGGCATCGTCTATTGGATGGGGCCATCGCAGTTCTACATGCTCTCTGGGAGCGGCGTAGAGCCATTGCCTTGCCCTGTCTGGGACGTGATCTTCCAGAACCTTGATCAGACCAACTTATCCAAAATTCGCGTTGCGGTGAATTCGCGCTTTGGCGAGGTCAGTTGGTACTACCCGACGACGACCAGTAATGGCGAAGTATCAAATTACATCAAATTTAACGCTTACCTAAACGTCTGGGACTTCGGCTCGCTTGGAAGAACGGCTTGGATTGATCAGTCGGTTCTGGGACCGCCCATTGGTGCCGACCCTTCTTCTGGGTATATCTATCAGCATGAAACGTCTACAGACGCAGATGGACAGCCTTTGTTGGCGTCTTTTCAGACGGGTTACTTTGCTCTAAACGAAGGCGATCTGAAGACGTTTGTTGATCAAGTCTGGCCCGACATGAAGTGGGGTTACTACAACGGGTCGCAAAACGCGACGGTCAACCTGACTTTTTATGTGGCCGACTATCCGGGTCAAACGCCGATTCAGTATGGGCCCTATTCGCTAACTCAGCAGACAACCTTCATCACGCCAAGGTTTAGGTGCCGTCTCGTCTCGATAAGTCTTTCGAGTAACGATGTCGGTACTTTCTGGCGATTGGGTAACATCCGTTATCGAAGTCAGCAGGATGGTAAATTCTAATGGCCGCTTCACTTAGTGACATCCTGTCAGCACTCAAGAATGGTGTGATTGCCATCAACAATCTGGCATCAGCCTATTCTTATTCTTTGATTTCTCAGTCCGCGCTTACGACGACAACAAATGTCATTTACACGGCAGGGTCTTCTTCGACCGTTTACCTAAATGACATTTGTTTTTGCAACACGACTGGAAGTGCAGTTTCTGTGAATTTGTATTTGGTTCCTACCAACTCTGCGGTGGGAACTGGGAACGCTTTGTTCTACGGACTGAGCATTCCCGCGAACACAACCTATCATTGGACGGGCACTCAAGTCCTTAATAGCGGCGGCACAATTCAAGCATCCGCTTCTGCGGCCGGGTGTACCTTGATGATCTCCGGGAGGGTAGCGTAATGCCGTTAACCAGTGGCAAAAGTCAGAAGACCATAAGCCATAACATCGCGGAGATGATCCATGCGGGTCACCCTAAAGATCAGGCTATTGCTGCGGCGCTTTCTACGGCCCGCCATTCAGCGCACGGCGGTCCTCGTATACCTAAGCCTCATGGTCCTCATGTTCACGGGGGAAAACTTCACGTTGGCCCAATTCACAGTTCTGTGGCGGGCCGCACTGATCATCTTCCTATGCATGTTCCTAGCGGGTCTTATGTGATTCCGGCGGACATCATTTCTGCCATGGGTGAGGGCAACACCATGGCGGGCTTTAAGCACATGAAACGAATTTTTGGAGGTACGCCTTATGGCGGTGGGTCAGCGCCTTATGGTCAGTCTGGCGGTCCTTATGGCGCTGAGATGCCTCATCGTGCGGATGGCGGCGCAACGGATGGAGGAGTCCCCATCGTCGCCGCAGGCGGAGAGTACGTCCTCGCCCCCCACCAAGTAATCGAGGCGGGTGACGGCGACCTAGATCGCGGGCACAAGGTGCTCGACGAATGGGTCAAGCGCATGAGAAAGAATACGATCAAAACCTTATCCGATCTACCCGGCCCAAAGAGAGATTAATCCCATGACCGATCCAGTTGAACTCAAGATTCGCCTCGCCGGTCCTCAAGACCTTGACGAAATCATGGCGATTGCCATGATGGCGTGCGATGAGAATGGGTTCCTAAATCCGAATCCGGCCAAGTTGGCGGCTGAGATCTGGCCTGCGCTGCATCAGGATCATGGCCTGTGCGCGGTCATCGGCAAGCCCGGCGGCATGGTCGAGGGATTGGTCCTGCTTCGGATCGGAAGCATGTGGTATTCCGACTCGCAAGTCGTCGAAGAGAAGGCGATCTTCATTCACCCGGACTACCGCAACGCCAAGGGTGGCCGGGCGTCTAAACTGTGCGAGTTCAGCAAGAAGGTCGCGGACACTTTGGGTATTCCGCTGATCATCGGCGTGCTGTCCAATCACCGCACGTCGGCAAAAGTCAAAATGTACGAACGTCAATTTGGCCCTCCCAGTGGCGCGTTTTTCCTTTACGGCGCGCAGACTGGCAAGTGGCAGGGAACGGAGCACTAAAAAATGGGCGGCAAGACCTCACAAAGTTCGCAGAAGATTGATATCCCGCCGGAAGTATGGGCGAGATACCAATCTGTCAACGCGCAGGCTCAGCAAGCCGCTCAGACGCCTTTTCAGACCTACGGCGGCGAATTTGTTGCGGGACTAAATGCTCAACAGCAGCAGGGCATTTCAGGGATCAACGCCGCCGCCAATCAGGCGCAACCGTCGTACCAACAGGCTCAGGGGACCGTTAACTCAGCCTACGCCGGGGCTCAACCTTATAACATGGGCGCCACGGCCTATGCTTTAGGCGCCGGGCAGGCCGTGGATCCGTCACAGATCAATGGCGCGGCTATCAATCAATTCATGTCGCCCTACCTGCAGAATGTCGCAGGCAGCGAGGCGGCACTGCTTAATCAGAATCAGCAGCAGGCAATGGCGGGTCAATTGGGCAACGCCATCACCTCCGGCGCCTTCGGCGGAGACCGCGCAGGCATCGCAGCCGCCAACCTCAATCAGCAGAACCAGTTGGCCAACGCCAACATCTACAGCAACATTCTGAACCAAGGCTTCAACACGGCCTTGGGCGCAGCCCAACAGCAACAGGGCGTGAACCTGAGCGCAGAACAAGCCAATCGAGCAGCCCTCGCGCAGGCGTCTGGGTTGCTTTCTGGCATTGGTCAGCAGCAATACGCACAGGGCCTTGGGGCGGCGCAGGAGACGGCGGCACTGGGCCAAGGCGCTCAGGATGCGGCTCTGCAGGGCGCTCAGGCTCAGATCGGCGCAGGCACCCTTGGGCAGCAGACGCAGCAGGCGCAGGATACGGCGCTCTACAACCAGTTCCTGCAAAAGCAGGCCTATCCATTTCAGGTTGCCCAATTCCTTGCAAACATTGCCGAAGGCACGGGAGCGTTGTCGGGTTCGACGACGACAACCACGACGCCGGGAGGCCTGATGGCCGCTCGGGGTGGCGCCATCAAGCGCGAAGGTCGCGCGTATGGCGGAGAAACAAGTCAGGGCGGCGTTGTTGGCCTTGCGTCCGCAGGCGAAGGGTTTGCCTTTGGGGGGCAGCCAACGCTTCCCGGAGTCTCTTCAATGGATTTGGCGTCAATTTTGCAAGCGCAGGAGCAAATGTTTGCTCCATATTCCAATCAGACGGGTCTTTATGGTGGACAGCAAGGGAGCACCCCTTACGGAGGGGCAGGCCATGTTCCTGCGGCGAATGTCCCTGTTTCGCACTTGTCGGTGGCAGGCGGCTTACCTCAGCACAAATCAGGCGCTCAATCCTTGCACGACCAAGTGCAGTCGGCGCAAGACGTTCAGGACTTATGGAAAGGGAAAGACGGTAAAGGCGGCGTAAAAGGCGCTTATAACTCCCTCGTTCAAAAGTTTTCTGGCCCGTCTGTGCAGCCACAGTCGCAATCTCAAGGTATTGCTCCGACTGCATCTTCCCCTACTGCGCCTCAATCTGTAACGCCTGACGGCGGTCAACAACTTGATCCTGATGTCACAGATCAGCCAGAAGAGCCGCATTATCGCGGCGGTTTGGTGAGATACGCTGACGGCGGTTCTGCGGAAGATGAGCCGGGGGTTTACGGCAATTCGTCTTCGCCGACGCATTTAGATATTCCAGAAGAGCGACCGGATTTGAAATTGCCGACGCCGGGGCAATTACCCAGTCACCAGTCCGGCTTGGGACAACTGGGATCGATGGCATCAAGCCTGAATTCGCTTGGAAGCCTTGGAAGCAACATTGGCGACGGATTGTCAGGCTTGTTCAGTTCAGGAGCAGGCGATGCGGGCGCAATTTCTGGCGCAGGCGACGCCATGGACGTTCTTGCCTTTGCCGCTCGCGGTGGCGCGATAAACCGCGAAGGTCACGCCTACGGCGGTGTGCCGGGTATGAATCCCGCTATGCCTCATTCCATGATGGGGCAGAGTCAGCAAGGACTTATGCCGGGCATTGGCGTGGGCAAAGGCACTGTCAGCGGCCCGATGCATCCCGCCATTCGCCATGCTCTTGAAGGACTGCGCCGGGCTGAAGGTGGCCGAATTCATAAAGAAGATGCGGGCAGCGTTAGCGGCGATGGTTGGGATGATAATTCCCCATTGCCCGATAACTCTGATACAAGCGTCGATTATGGGTTGCCACCATTTTTGAATCAGGCAGAAAACGATCTTCGTCACCCTATCGCCGCTGTCAAACGTGACCTTGGTGATATTGGCGACTGGTGGACAACCAACGTCACAGGGAAACCGGGACATCGTTCTGGCTTTGGCCAATCTCTGGACCAAGGAGCGACTTTTGCAGAACAGCAAAGGCAGCAGGCTGCTGAAGAGCAGAAGCGCAATGCACTGGCAAAGACAACGTCATTCTTTTCTCCGGGAACTCCTGAAGAATTGTCTGCGCGTAATGCTGCACTTGCGGCTCAAAATGAACGGCTTGCTCAATTTCAGAACAATGGCCGTCCACAAGCCCCTCCGCCTGCGGGCGTAAAACCAACAGCGCCTCCTGCAACACCGCCTGCAGCGGCTCCTGCAGCGGCTCCTGCAACGCCTTCTGCAGAGCCCTCTGCACCGCTATCAAGCGGCGTAAACCCCGCAGAGCCTGTGCAGCCTCCAGTGGAGTCTGCGGCTGCTCCGCCCCCTGCGGACGCGGGTCTTGCGGCCAAAAAAGATTTGGCTCCGTCAACAAACGAAGTGCCTTACGGAACTCCGGTCACTGGCGTTGCTCCTCCTGCAGATCAGTCCAAAAAGCCCGGGCTCGTGTCTCAGGCTCTTGGAATGCTGAAAGACAAGAATGGCGAATATGACTCAAGCAAGATCATTCCGCTTCTGTCTGGAATTTCTGCGGCAATCAATGCGCCGACGAAGCATCGCCTAAATGCATTGGCATACGGCACAGAAGTCGGGGCTCAGTCTTATCTCCCGGCACAAGCCCAACAGGCTCAAATTCAGCGCACCAATGCTGAAACGCAGACGGCTATGTACAACATCGCCGCCTTAAAAGCCCCCGCAGGGTTCCAACCTATTGCCGGACCGCCTAAGAATCCAAATCAGCAGACATTCAAGACGCCTGATGGAACAGTGTGGCATTACGAGCCGACGTACAATCTTACGGATTGGAATTACAAAAATTCGTCCGCTCCGACGCCTTCAGGGACGCCGTCTGTTGCGGCAACCATTTCTCACGTTGCACCGCTTCAGCGTGGCGATGATGGACAACTTCATATTGGACCTTCTGACGCGACAAACAATTGGCTGATGTCAAATTACGGATTCGATCCGTCATTGCCGCCAAGGGCCAATATCGAAAAAGCGGTTGCCATGGGGTATCGAGACGTTGCTCACGATTACAGGCCAAAACAGAATGCTTGGAATCAGGCCGGTTTTGATGCTGACAGCCAGATGATGAACTACGTTCAACTTGGCAAGGCAATCAACTCCCTGCGAGACGATTCATTTACCGGAGCGGGTCCTGCTGCAGAAGATAGAACCTCATTGGCCGCCGTTTATAATTACGCGGCTAAATTGATGGGCATCAACGACGCCATCGATCCGGTTTCAAACAAAGAAATCACGGCCCAACAGATCATTCAGAAAATTACTGCCCTACAGGGCCCTCAGATTGCCAACCAGTATGGTGAGCGTGCCGCAAACATCGCTCATTCTCTGTCTAGCGTTCTGCCGGGAGCAGGAACAACGAAAGAAGCCGCAAATACCAATCTTGCGGGCATGATGACTCAGAACCAAAGGCTGCGAGACTTTAGGGACTACGCTAACAACTACGTTTCTAAGTGGCAGACAGACGCGGGCCTTGAGCAAGGGTTTAACCGTGACTTCACGCCTATCTACGCTCGTGAAAAGGAAAAGATTCCTGAGTTGTTCAAAAGAGGAAAGGCAAACGTAAGTCGCGCAGAGGCTTTCTTATCTAATCCGTCTAAAGAGCGAATTGAGAAAATTGAGAAAGGATTTAAAGGCGTTCCCGGCGTTCCTGCGTATAACGGCCTTGGCGAAGGCATGACTAGGTATTTGAACTGAGGAATCAATTATGAGCCAAGATCAAATTGATCCTTTAGATTTGGCAATGCAAGAGGACGCCCCTTCGGCGCCCTCTCGCCTACAATTGCCCCCGCAATCGCAGCCACAATCATCCGCATCTGACATCGACCCTTTGGACCTTGCGATGCAGGATGATTCGCCTGCTTCGCATGTGGTCGCTCCGCCTGCAAGTCGTCGTCGAGCGCAAGGGACCTATGCCGAAAGGGTTATGGGGGCCGAATCAGGCGGCAATCCAAACGCGAAAAACCCAAACTCAAGTGCAACGGGGCTTGGTCAATTCACTAAAGAAACATGGGTGGAGCAGGTAAAAAGATGGCGCCCGGACTTGGCTCAAGGCAAGTCAGACGATCAAATTTTGCAGATGAGAACCGATCCGGAACTTAGCAAGCAAATGATTGACGCTTACGGGAATCAGAATGCAGATTACCTCGGATCTCATGGCGTCCTTGTCAATGATGCAAGTAAGTATGGCGCCCATTGGTTTGGTCCATCTGGTTTTGAGCAAATTTACAAAGCGCCTTCAAACACGCCTATTGAAAAGATCATCGGAGCGCGAGCGGCTGCCGCCAATCGATTGACTGGCATGACGACCGATCAGGTCAAAACGCTTATTGCCCAAAAGATGGGCGGCGATTACATGCCAGAAGATCTTTCGGCAGAAGACACTTTGTCGATGGCGGCACACAACTTGTTGCCATCAACCAAAAAGATGGCCGCAGGCGTGGCCAGTTCTATTCTGCATCCATTCGACACGGGCAAGGCTCTTTGGAATCTTGGCGTTGGCCTTCGATCAAAGATTGATGGCGCAGCGGGTAAGGAACAGGATCCAGATAAGAAAGCGCAAGACGAGGCCGCTATCGATGCGCTTATGGACTCATACAAAGAAAAGTATGGCGACCTGAATGGGTTTAAGTCTTACCTAGCGCACGACCCTGCAGGCGTTTTGATGGACTTGTCCACGGTTCTCGGTGGAGGAGAAATTGCCGCCACGAAAACAGGTTCTTTAATTGGTAGAGCGGGAGAAGCCGCTTCTCGGATAGGCGCCGAAAGTGTCGGCGCAGCAACAAGTGCCGTTGGAAATGCTGTTTCTGATGCCGGTCGATTCGCCGGTAAAGTAGGCGCCAACATCAATCCTTTGAACCCTTTAAGCATCCTTAATCCTGAGTCATCGGTTCTTTCTGCAAGAAAATTTGTAGATGGCGCGGGCAATCTGAGTCCGAAAGTGGACTCTATGCTTAACCGGGTATCGGGAGGCGTGCTGTCGGCATCGGACTTTTCGGATCCTCTTGCGCGTCAACATTTATTGGAAGTACTTGATCGCAAAGGATTGACGCCTGAAAGCGTGCGAGAAGGCATTCTTCGGTCACAGGGTCTAGAGGCTCCTACTGCTGCAGTAACAGGCAAGGCGGCGCCTGTAGCGGCCGCTGAGACAACTCGAAATGCTATTGAGTCAAACGCGCAGCAGTTAGCAGATCGCGCAAAACAGATTGGCGGCGCTCAAATGTCAGGAGGCGAAATTGGATCGCATCTTGAAAGGGCTTTTGTTAATTCAAAAAACAGTGCCATTGATAAGTATTCCGACATTCGCAACATGCCCGGTGAATTTGTTCACGGCAGTTTAGGTGGCGCTGACTTTAATCAAAAATTAGCAAGCCACTTAGGCACGTCTGGATTGCCGACAGACCCTTCGCTTTTTTCTGCCAATGGTCTCGACAAGGCAAAAGAAGCACATGACCTGATTGATAGCGTCCTCAATCATGGCAATACGCTTTTGAACGGTCCGGGCGGGAAACTGGACTCTTCTGAGATACTTCGCGTTCGTCAGCGTCTTAATGACATTGCAAAAGATGCTAAAGGCACTGACATCCGCGCAACTAGAGACGTGATCAATGCATTTGATGATCATGTTGCTGACGCATCCGCCAATGGCCGGTTCATTGACTACCAGAAGAATGCGGCCAACACGGACTTGGCGAATAAGATTCGCGAAGCAAGTGACGCTTATCGCAATCACATGAACACGTTTGAGGTCAGCAATGGCCAAAACAACAATATTGTGAGCGCCGTAAAGAAGTTGAAGGACGGCATCACGACGGATCCCACGGGGAAACTGATTGCATCTGGCGATGCAGACGCGCACGTCGCGGCTCAGTCGGCTCTTGAAAAGGATTTATTCAACCCCGCCAAAGGTGGTCTGACGCACAGTAAGTTAGTAGAAGCCTTGGGAGGGCAGGGAAGCGCGGGTGAAGAAGCCGTCAACGGCACCGTTCGTAACGCTCTAATGAATTCAGAAAACGGCGTATTCCGCCCCCTCAAAAATTCAGACGAACTCTTATCGAACCCTAACTCTGTCGTTTCTCGCGCATTTAGAAACAATCCAGAAGCCTTAAAGGAGGCTCGCCGCATTCACGTTGCTCACAAGATCAACTCAAGCAAGCCTAAACCGGGGACGCAAGCGCAGTCTTTGCTTCGCGGCACCATCGGTCCTATTGCCGCTCGATCTGTTGCTACGGCGCTTGGCGCTCACTTCTACAATCTTCCGGGCGCTCTTATTGGCGCATCCTTAGAGCATGGAGCGGAAAAGTTGTTGGCAAAAAGTGCGGCAAGACATGCCTTAGAAGGCGCTCCAAAATCAAAAGGTCTTATCCGAAAAGCAACCGACATTGCGAGCCGATATACGCGCCCCACTCGGGTCAATCTTTCTCGCGCCGCTGAGTTTGAAAAAGAGCGAGAGCAAGACATGAAAAAAGCAGCAGCGACGGGCGGCCGAATCGGCCGCGCAAGCGGCGGTCGCCTCAGCGACATAGAGCCTTTGGTACAGCGCCTTATGAAGCGCCATAAAATGGCCAAAAAGATGACCGACAAGACCACAGAGCCGCTACTCAATGCGCCCGATGAGCACATCGTGCAGGCGTTAAAAGTCGCGCAGGACGCAATTTAGGAGCCGAAATGCCAACCCCGCCTAGCAGTTTCACGACAAACAAGACGTTTGAGCAGCCCGCCAACGGCGCCTACAGCAACACTTGGGACACGCCCGTCAACGCGGACTGGGCGGCTATCGACGCCTGCTTTGGCGGCACGACGACGATCAATCCAACTTCTACGGGCGCGTCGGTCGTTGTCCTAACGCTGACGCAATACCGGCCACCTAACATCGTCATCTCGGCAGGCACCCTGACTGCCGGGTACACGAATGTGACGTATCAGATCCCGTCCGGCGTCGGCGGCTTCTGGTCGATCTCAAACGCCTGCCCGACCGGAACGCCTTCGACAACGTCGTACACCGTGACGATCACGTCGGGCGGTGGCGGCACGAGTGTTGTCATTCAACCCTCGACGCGAGTCATGCTCTTCTGCGACGGCACCAACGTCTTCACGGCGGTCTCTGGCGCGCAGACTGCGGCCGGGTCGACCAACCAAGTGCAGTACAACTCCGGCGGGTCACTCGCGGCGGGCGCCAATCTCACTTTTGATGGCAACATCCTGAAGGTTGGCGACTCGACGACGACCGCAACCTTTACGGGGTCGACAGACGCCACAGGAACCGTTCTGACGGTCTCTGGCGTCACAGGGAGCATCGTCGCGGGCCAGACTGTCTATGCCCCCGGCATCCCGTCAGGCGCCGTCATCAGCGGCTCTGGACCGACCTACACGCTGTCATCGTCCTACCCAAACCTTCCGGCGCAGCCCATGTTCAGCGCGACGACGGGCGAAACGGTTAACGGGTTCCAGAATTCGCTTTACGCCACCATCGGCCAGATGGTGCTGACGCGAGCCGCCGCCCTGTCTGGCCTGATCTCGATCACGGGAACAGGCACGACGGGCACGATGGACAACATCAACATCGGTCAAACGACGACCGCGTTGGCTCAGTTCAAGCAGGCGGCAACTCCGTCGGTCAACATTGGCAACAGCGGAACCGCTTTTACCATTGACTGCTCGGCATCGAACGTCCAGACCTTGGTGATGACGGGCAACGTGCCCAACACCGGGTGGACGATCAATAACAAGGTCGATGGCCAGACCATCAACTTGTTTATCACGCAGGGATCGTCTTACACGCTCGCATGGCCCACGGCATTCAAGTGGCCCGGCGGCACGGTGCCCGCCATCTCGACCACGAGCAGCGCGGTAGATCTTCTGGTGATGACCTACCGCAGCAGCACGGGCTACTGGTATTGCACGCTCTCAAAGGCCTTCGCATGACTTTCGCGACGCGCACTCTAGGCTATTTGGGCGGCATCAACGTGTCGGTGATTGTCGGCACCATGACCACCACAACGGGACGCAGCACGTTGACATGGTGGGGATGGAGCACCATCTCTGGCAGCGGGAGCATCTACTACCCAGACTCCCCCGTGGCTGGTAGCGTCATTCCGTCACCACTTTACATCAACGGCGTGCAGATTCTTGGAATTGCGTCGGTCAGCACGCCTGCAAGCACCACCAGCGCTTCGGGCTACTACGTTTACGTCGCGGGGAACAACACCACGCTGATCAGCACGCTGACGGTGGCGGGCGTGACCATGACATCGCCGACGGCAACATTCGACAACGCGGTGTTAGCGAATGTGGCCAACACGCGCTATCTGTTCTCTCGATCCGATACGACGACGCTGTTTGGCACGACTGTCGGCGCGTCTGTGCCGGTACTTCTGACTTAAGGCGTGTAGGGCTTGATCTTGCCGATGTGGCTTGTGTTGATCGCAAGCGGGCCGACGTTGCGAGTGCTTGGCCCGTCCTTGTAGATCTCGTCGACAATGACGAAGACGTTGTCGTTGCAATTCTGAACGAATTCTTCAAACGAATTGACGTTGGCGTCGCCAACAATTTGGTGAACGAGGCTCTGTGCCCGCGAGGGCATGTTCAAGGTAATCTGGAATCGCATCGGTCTCTCCGCAAAAGGCGGTGAGGGCTGTCCCCCACCGCCTGCAGAGGTTAACCGAAGTCGTCGGCCGTTCCCATATCCACGCGGGTGGAACCCGTGCTAGGAGGCGCTGCAGCGGCCACAGACGCAACAGGAGCGGCAGTAACTGCCTTTGGGACGTACACGAGGTCCGCCGGACGAGGCTTCCACGCGATGATCTCAAAGACCGGAATGTAGTTGGTGGACTTCTTCGCGCCTTCGCCCGTCGTGACAGGCGTCGTGCTCTTCAGTTTCACCACAGGCAACATACCCGGATTGGCCTTCACGCCCGCGAGGTACGCATTGTGAAGTTCGTCGATGCCGCGCAGGCAAGCCTTCGCGGTGGAAGCGAACTCACGAATCGTGCCGCCCAGAGCGTTCGACAACTTCAACAAGACCCGGAATCCCGGCTTGTGGTTGGCCGAAGGCGGAGCCGGAATGCGGTCACCAAACTTCGCCACAGCAAACGACGGCGCGCCGCCCGTGCTGAAGTCGATGCTGCCCGTCTCGATGTTCTCGACATCGAAGATGGCCGCGAATTCGTTGGTGATGTCCTTCGTGACGTATGCGCCGTCGACGTAATCGCGCAGGCTGAAGCGGCCTGCACGCGCATCGAACTTCACGATGGGGATGATCGAATCGTTGCCACCTTCGGTGGCGAAATTAAAACCAAGTGCCATTGTCATTCTCCAAAATGCAGCAGTCTGGCCTGCTACTTGCCTTCGGGCACGTCGCCCAATTCGTCAAACGCCCCACACCTCAAACGCCGCTTGGCGCGCCAGTGGGTCGTTCCAGTAAAACGAGTCAACGTCAGGAGTCACCAAGGAGGCAATCTCCATCGGGTCATCCGACAACGATACCAGTTTCTGGACCGTCATCGCGATTTTCACGAGCGCATTGAAGTGCGCGTCAGCATTCTCAAGCCGGTACGTCGCCGACTTCTTCGGCGTGACGTAAGCAATCATCGGGTCGATACCCTTGTCGCCCGCAGTGACGCCTTTCGAGTAGAGCGCCAACTGACGTGCGTGAGGCACGCTGATCTTCGACGGCAATGCGTGCGTCGTCTTCAGGTCAACAAGCGCGCCCGACTCAAACAGCATGTCGTAGTAGCCGAAGAGCGGCACCTCAAGGCCGGGAACTTCGATGCGGACCTCGCCCTGTGTCGAGATCAAGCCGCCCATCGGCAATAGTGCCTTCAAGCCTTCCTCAATCATCAGGATGATCGCACCGGCCTCTTTCTCGACACGCGGATCCGACGACAGCGCCGTCAGCGTCTGAAATTTAGAAATCGCCACCTCGCAGCAATCGCGAAGAGAAGCCTTGCGATTCTTGAGGCCAAAAACAATGCCATCCTCGACGCACGTCCCGCGATGAGCCGCCGCGCCAACAGGCTGCGTGCGTCCCAAGATCTTCTGCATCACGAACATCGCGGGCTGCGCCGCAAAGCCGTTCAGCGTACTCGGCGACAGGTGCTTGATACCGAATGCGGCAAATGACATCAGGCATTGCCTTCGGTGCTGTCGGGCGGCGTGACGGAATTCAACACGTTGATCAGGTCCTGCGCGAGGTAGACCGCCTGATGCGTGTTGTAGTTTCCGTTCTGGACCATGGCCGCAAAAATGTTGATCGCAAAATGCTCGCGGATGGTCAGAGATTGCGCCATCGAAAAACCATCAATCGCCCTGAGACTCATGCTTCTACTCCGTGCTTTGCGCCGTAAAAGGCGATCAACGTCGCGTCAGCGCGGCCGTCGTCTTTCTTGCGCTTGAACAACTCTGAATACTTCGGGAACAGAGCCATGGCGCGCTCGCGTGAGCCGTCCTTGCCATCGCGCAAATTCAGCGCCTTCTGCCATGTGCGCGGCGGCACGATGGTGACGGGAATCTCGTACGCGCCTAGCACGCCTTCGACGACGCCGACTGAACGACCCAACGAGAACATGCTAGTGACGCCCTGTCCCGGCATTGCCCCGACGCGCTCAAGGTAAGCCGCCGCAGCGGCTTTGCCCGCGATGAGGTCAGCGACCAGAGCAGCAACAACCTCACGCTTCGTTTTTCCATTCCGCGTCACCTCGACGACAGGCATGTCGTGGACCTCAAGCGTCCCCTCAACGCTGTCGTAAAGCGCAATCGCGCCGTTTAAGCCGGGATCGATGCCGATGATCATCCTTTTGCCTTCTTCAATTCCATCTGCAACTTCGCAATTTCTGCGGCGTGATGGTTGTTGTTCTTGCGCCAAGCCTCAAGCCCGTCTAGGTACGACTTCCGCAACTCGATGATGACCTTTGCGGCATCTCTGGACGTTTCGTCGTTCCGCTCAAGCAGGCGGTCCACGATGTCGGGTCTGAGACTCATGCTTGCACCTTCAGAAAGCGCCTGAGAGCCGCTACAACGACCTGTGAGGTCGACGGAGCCATAGCCCCACGGGTAGTCGCTTTCAGGGCCTTGTGGACCTCCGCAGGAAGCCTGACGCTGATTCGGCGGTCTGACGTGTCTGATTTGGATGACATGAGGCGCAGGATGGACTTCTCGAAAAAAAAGTTCAATGCCCCTGTTGCATCTTAGGACGAAACGTCCTATTCTTCGTCCTGCCCGATTTATCTACCTATCTGGAGAGCCTCATGAAACTTGGAACCGAAACCGGCAGCGTCATCAACCACCTGTACTCGCGCATGGTCGTTGGCGAGCCGACCCCTGCCGTCGGCATGGGCGTCACCCTGCTGATGTGGACCGACCGCGCTGCGGGCACCATCGTCGAGATCCGTGGCAACGTGCTCGTCGTCACCGAAGATGAAGTCAAGCGCGTCGACAACAACGGCATGAGCGAATCGCAGCAATACCAGTTCACGACCAACCTGCGTGGCCGCAAGTCCTACTTCAAGAAGGACCGTAAGGGCATGTGGGTCGAGCACTGCTACAACGACAAGGGCCGCTTGGTGATTGCGCGTGGCTGCGGCCTGCGTGTCGGCGAGCGCGCCCACTACCACGACTTTTCGTTCTAAGGGGAATGCTATGAACATCGCACATGGCAAGAGCATCTCTTTCAACGAGAAGGGTGAAGTGGAGATCCGCCTGTACACGGCGGGTCAGCAGGTCGAGTACGTCGATGGCGATTGCAAGGTCCGCGCTCGTCGCGGTTGGGTGACCATCACCATCGACGCTGACCAGTTGGCGCGTGACTCGTCGAACACTTTCTTCTTCTCCAAGTCTGCCACGTCGCGTCGCGTGCGTGGCGCGATCAAGATCAAGGCCGATAAGCCGACCATTCAGGAGTTTTGATCATGGACTTCAAAAAGGACCCAATCATTCAGGTGTACTCATACGAGTGGCTGCGCGACACCGGCCACAACCGCGAGGGCACTCAGGTCATCGTCGCCGACTTTTACGTCGCCTTCGAGACCCACTCGGGCCGTCGCTTCCGCCACAACCACGGCTTCATCGGCCGTGTCGAGCACGACGACCTCGACTTCTTCCCGTGGCCGGTCCACGGCGATAAGGCGGCCGCCGAGCGCCTTGCCTCGCGCATCGAGAGGCATCTTGCGCTGGGCGGCACCGTCAACCTCGATTTGTGGTGCGAGCAGGATCCGGCGTACGGCTCAAGCGCGTACGAGGATCTGGATCGCACTGGCTTCTTCCGCCAGCGCGAAATCGCAGAAGACCGTCAGGCAATGTGGAGATGATCATGCAAGCAATCAGAACAAAGTACATCGGCCCGACCGACACCAAGGGGTCGCGCATTCAGGCCAAGTGTGAGGTCAAGACGATCTACCTGCCGTACGACTGGGCTCTCGACAGCGACGACAACCACCGCAAAGCGTGCAACGCTCTGCGTGTGGTCATGGGATGGTTGCCGTCAGCAGGCCGCATCTACGACGCGCCCATGGTCGGCGGCTGGTTCGACGGCTGCATTTACTGGGTTTGGAAAAACGAATTTCTCGATACGGAGGCACTGTCATGAAAGAGATGATCGGTAAGCAGACGAAGAAGCGTTACGTCTTCCAGTCGGAGGCGGACCTGATGGACCACCTGATGGCCGACGACAGCGTCGGCTTCTGCATCCGCTGCGGTCACGAGCACCACGGCATCAAGCCCGACGTCGACAACGCCAAGTGCAAGGAGTGCGGCAACAACGGCGTTTTCGGCGTCGAAGAGTTGCTCGTGCGCGGTCTGCATCACTTGGACCCGCTCACATGACGCCCGCACAGCAGTCTCAATTCATCCGGTCGGCCCTGACCAAGATGGGCGTCACGCAAGCCGCCATGGCGCGTTCTCTGGGCGTCTCAGAGCGCACCGTAAGGCGGTGGGTCAGCGGCAAGCAGGCGGTGCCCGCGCCCGTCATGGTCGCCATCAAAACTATTTTCAAGGAAGTGTTGCAGTAGGACAAAATGTCCTGTAGCATCCGGGTTGTCGATTACCTACCTATCTTATTTCGGAGCCTCAAAATGGACACAGCAAGCATCGTCTACCTGCACGACATCAGCGAGCAGGAAATCTTTGAAGTCACCAACCCGGTTGACGAACTGGGCCGCATCCGCGCTGAGATTGCGGCGCTCAAGGAATCTGAGGAGCGCCTGATCGCCCAGATCAAGGAAGCGGGCGTCGGCGCTTACGACGGTGTGGCGTACCGCGCCACGGTGTCGGAAGTCGCGCCCCGCGAGTCCTACGACACCAAGGCGATGGAAGCCAAGTTGCGCGACATGGGCGTGGACAACCGTTGGTTCATCCACAACACCAAGACCACCGCCGGGTACGTCACCGTGCGCGTCTCGGCCCGCAAGTCGAAGTGAGGTGCAGCATGGCCAAGATCAAATGGATCAAGTTCCCCAACGCGCCTCGCGGCGCTTGGGTGAGCGAGTGCGGCAAGTTCGCAATCGACCCCGTCTACGTTTGGCTGTACAGCAAGCAGATCGACGGGAGCCGGTTGTTCGTCAAGGGCCGACGCGACCTGTATGGCGAATACAAGTCGGTCACGGAAGCCAAGCGTGCAGCGGAGGGCATCAAGTGAAATCCACGAACCACATGGGCGTTGATCAGTTCAACCAAGTCGTCACCAAGCCTCGCAAGGAATGGGTGCTGATCAAGAAGCGCATCGAAATCGAAGGGGGCCGTTCGCGCACGATGCGCGAGCGTGACGGCAGCGTGACGCTGATCGTCAACAGCCTTGACCGGGTGGGTGACCGCCCGGCAGTCGTCGTCGAAATTTTCAACTGGTGACCAACATGTGTTGACAGGGCGAAAGGCCCTGTCGCACAATTCGCTTGTCGACACTACCTACCTATTTGGAATTTGGAGATACACATGGCATATCGCATCACTCGCAACGAAGAAATCAAGATCGAAGATTACGTCATGAAGATTCGCGTGCATCACGACACGGTTTTTTCGGCCATTCAGGCGCTGAACGCCAAGATGGAGGAGGAGGCCCTCAAGGTCCGCGCCGCCATCGACGCCCTTGACGCCGTCAAGACTGAAGCCGCCGGGTTCCTTGAGGACATCCACCGGGAACACGAGGAGACCTTCGACTTGGCCGACGAGAAGTGGCAGGAATCCAATCGCGGTCAGGCCGTTCGCGACTGGCTCGACGAACTGGCCAGTCAGGTGCAGAACTTGGAGTCGGTTACCGACTGGGAAGCCCCAGAAGAGTCGGACCCCAACGACCTCGAAAACCCCGCCGGTCTCCTGTCCGACCTGTACCTCTCGCCGGAAGCCCTCTAACCCTAACCAAAAACCGGGGGAGCCGTCTCTCGTAGGCGTCTCCCCCTAAAATTAGTTGTTGACAGGGTGTTTCACCCTACCCCATAATCCAACCCGTCGATTGTTTTACCTACCTACCTATTTCGGAGATCTTTCAACATGAACGCAGTCGCCACCGCAGTCGCCACCGCAGTCGCCACCGCCACCCGCTCGTGGTCCCCGTACCAGTCGTCCATCTTCGACTTCGTCGAGAACGGCACCGGCAACGCTGTCGTCGAGGCCGTCGCGGGCAGCGGCAAGACCACAACCCTCGTCGAGGCCTTCAACCGCATCAAGGGCAACGCCGTGTTCTTGGCCTTCGGTAAGGCCATCGCGACGGAGTTGGTCAGTCGCGGCGTCAACGCCAAGACCTTCCACTCGCTGTGCTTCAGCCCGGTGCTCCGCTTCTGCGGCATCAACAACATCGACAAGGACAAGTTGCGCCGCATCATCGCCGACAACCTGACCGACGCCGACGTCCGCACCTACGGCGCGTTCATCAACGAACTCGTCAAGTTGGCCCGCGAAGCCGGTGTCGGCTGCCTCGTCGAGGACAGCGAGCAGGTCTGGCTTGATATCGCCGAGCACCATGACCTTGAAGTCGAGGGCGACATGGCTCGCGCCATCCACCTCGCCCGCCGCCTGCTGCAGGCGTCGAACGAGTCGCCCGAGTGCGACTTCACCGACCTCCTGTACCGCTCGGTTCTGGAGGGCATCAGCCTGCCGAAGTTCGACTTCGTGTTCGTCGACGAGGCGCAGGACACCAACGCCATTCAGCGTGCGATCCTCCGCAAAATCTCGCACGCAGGCACCCGAATCGTCGCCGTCGGCGACCCGCGCCAAGCGATCTACGGCTTCCGTGGCGCCGACAGCCGCAGCCTCGACCTGATCACCGAGGAGTTCAACGCCATCCGCCTGCCGCTGACCGTGTCGTACCGCTGCCCGAAGTCGGTCGTCGCCTTCGCCCGCCAGTGGGTGTCGCACATCGAGTCCGCCCCGGCGGCCGCCGAAGGCGTTGTGGGCAACCTCGGCACCGAATGGAACGGTGCCATGTTCGACCCAACCGACCTGATCATCTGCCGCACGACCAAGCCCCTCGTGGCTCTGGCGTACCGCATGCTCCGCAGCGGTCAGGGCTGCAAGATCCTCGGCAAGTCGATCGGCGAGGGCCTGCAGCGCCTGATCACCCGCATGAACGCCAAGGGCATCGACGCGCTCGTCGAGAAACTGCGTAAGTGGGAAGAGCGCGAGGTCGAGAAGGCCAAGGCTCGCGGCAACGAGGCCAAGATCGCCGCCATCCAAGATCAGGCTGAGTCGATCCTCTGCCTCATCGAGAGCCTGCCTGAGACCGACCGTACGGTCCCGGCGCTGCTCCGCCTGCTCGACACCATCTTCGATCAGGAGCGCGGCGTGACGACCCTCGCGACGATCCACAAGGCGAAAGGCTTGGAAGCCGACCGCGTGTATTGGCTCAACAGCAGCCAGTGCCCGTCCAAGTGGGCGCGCAAGGACTGGCAGAAGGAGCAGGAGGCCAACCTGTGCTACGTCGCCGCAACCCGCGCCAAGGCGGAGTTGTACCTCATCGAGGAGGAGCGCTGATCGACCCAGTTGACGGGGAGGGTGTTTTATCCCATACTCTCCCCGTCAGACATTTCAGACAACCGATGGAGACCCTCATGACCTCTTTTGCATCAATCGAAAATTCTTACGAGGCGCGCGCGCTCAACGCCCACCTTTCGGGCCCGGACACGACGTACGCGCAGTACCTTGAGGAAAACGACTTGCCTCCTTTCGAGTACACGCTCCTCGACGAGGAACGCAACGACTTCCGCTGCCGCGCCAAGGACGGCTCGGTCCACGAGGACCACGACTGGAAGGCTGACGGCCGCTGCAGCCGCTGCGTGTGGATGCTCCACAGTTTCTGGGTCGCCCAAGGCGGGATGACTGAAAAAGAGTTTGAGCAGGAATTCTGACATGGCAATGGAACACGAATATCAATTGGCGAATCGCGTGGAACTCTTGGAGGACCACGCTTTCACGATGGCGAATCAGATCGAGGTCCTGCGCCGGGCTCTGCGCGAATGTGCGGAGCACATCGAGACCGCGCCGGGCCTTAACACTCGTGGCGTGATGGTGGCCTACGCCGCACGCCGCATTCTTTCAGGAGAATACGGACTGTGACTTTGCACCCACCACACAAGCGCCCG